ATGGAAGCTTCAACCGCTAAGGAAGCTGCTGAGTATAACAACGCAATGCAATCCGGCGAAGTTTCTCCTGAGATGGAAAAGCAATTAAAAGCTGAAGAAGCCGAAAGAAACATGGATCGCAACATGTCCCGCGCCAATAAGATGTCTGGCGGTGAGATGCAATATGATAAACGCGAAGGATACTTTTTAGGCTCTGTAGTTAAGGCAGTTGCAAAGGCAGGTAAGAAAGCTAAAGTTAAAACAAACAAAGAGCTAGATAAGCTTTCAGGCGTTGATGCAAAAACTCCCGGAAGAACTGCTGAAGGTCGTGGCGTTGTAGTAGGTAAAAAACGCACAGAAGCTTTTAAGACAACTGAACAACTTAAAGGCGGAGCTAAGGCTGCTGTCGCACTTATAGGCGGTAAATCAGCTTATGATGTAATAACTGCGCCAGAGGAAAGCAGATTTGAAAAAGAATTTGCATCTGCACAAAAAGAAGGCTTAGATGTTTTTGACTTTACAAATGACGAGGGAAAAACATACCCTGTTAAAGTTGCTTTAGCCGCTGAAGATAACTCTGATGTAACGTATACAAGAACTAAAAAGGCTGGAGGCGGTTCACTTCTTACTCCACCTGAAATGGAAATGGAAGAAGATGATGACATGCCTGTTGACACTTATGACAACATCCCTGAAGACGAAAAAGAAGAAGTAGAAGCGTCTCAACTTCCAGACGCAGAGATGGAAGAAGATTACGCGGGCTATGTCTTAGGAGAGTCTTTAGACTCAGAAGACCAAGAATATTTAATGGGCGTTCTAGAAACTGACGAGCGTCTAAGTAGCATCTTTGACAAGGTTATGGATGTTGCAGGAGAATTTGCTGGCGAAGGAGCTGTAAACGGCCCCGGCGATGGCACATCAGATTCGATTCCCGCAAGGCTATCGGACGGTGAATTTGTTTTCACCAAAAAGGCTACCGATCAAATGGGCGCTGATCAGCTACAAACTATGATGGACGAAGCTGAGAAAGCCTATGACGGTGGTTTAATGAAGAAAGCATTTGGTGGCATGGTGGATGATGTCCCAATGGACGAGACTCCAGAAGAAGAAAACATCAATAGTATGATGATTGACGCTAACCAGATGCCAAGTGTACGACCACGATAAAGCTACTTCAGAAATCTGAACCCTTTATCACAACTTAAAAATCCAGAGGCCACCTTGACGTAACAAGACCCTGTGTTATAAACGCGAATAATACAGCCACCTTGAAAACTGACAAGCCCCTAACGGAGTGTGACGCACATGTCTAACGCAAACGAACAATTTGAAGAGCCAACTGCCAACCCGTACAACTCGAAAAAGTCTTGGCATACACAAGACGCACCAAGTCGAGGACAAGCGGATGGGCTTTTCTTTGCAGAACCTCAGCAGGCCACCCGCAAACAAGCGGCCCCCGCAGTAGAAGAAGAGGATGAACCCAAAGGAAGAACAAATTATAAGAAACGATACGATGATTTAAAGAAGCATTATGATCAGAAGATTGCCGACTTTAAGCAGAAAGAACTCCAACTTACCGCAGCCGCAACAGAAATGCAACCAGCATATGCGCCGCCTAAGACACCCGAAGATCTTGCAAGCTTTAGAGAGCAGTACCCTGATTTATATGAAACAGTAGAGACTGTTGCACACTTACAAAGTGAACAACAAATGCAAGCTTTTAAACAAAAGATGTCTGTGATGGAAGAACGTGAAGCAGCTACCCAACGTAAAGAAGCAGAAGCAAGTCTCAAAAGCCGTCATCCCGATTTTGAAGATATTCGTGGGGATGACAAGTTTCATGGATGGGCTAAAGAACAACCTGAAGCAATTCAAGATTGGATCTATAATAACCCAGATAATGTTGCCCTAGCAATCAAAGCTATCGACCTTTATAAGATGGAAAACGGTATTCAAATTGGAAGCAAGCCTAAGACAAATAAATCACAAACCCCCAAGTCTTCTGCAGCCGATATGGTGTCTACACGGACTACTGAAATAAACGCTAAGGAGCCAAAGATTTGGTCTCAACGGGAAATTGCTAAACTGTCTATGATTCAATTCGATAAATATGAAAGTGAAATTGACTTGGCTATAATGGAAGGCAGAATAGCACCTTAATTAATTGTCTTTTTTTGGAGTAACACACAATGGCTTATAACGTATCCGACTCAACATTTGAACAAAGCACCACCACCGCTGGTAACTTCGCTAGTGACGGCTCAGGTCAAACCAACCAGTTTTTCCTACCGTCCGTATTTTCTAAGAAGGTTCTTAACTTCTTCCGAAAGTCTTCTGTAGCTGAAGCTATTACTAACACTGATTATGCTGGTGAGATTTCTGGCTATGGCGATTCTGTAAAGATCATCAAAGAGCCTACCATCACCGTATATCAGTATGAGCGCGGCGCTGACGTAACACAAACTAAACTGACTGACGTAGAAACTACTTTGATTGTAGATGTGGCTAACGCCTTTAAATTTAAAGTTGATGATATTGAAACTGCAATGTCCCATGTAAACTTTAAAGAAGTTGCTTCCTCATCTGCCGCTTACGCTCTGCGTGATGCTTTCGATGCTGGCGTAATTGCTAAGATGTTTGCTGGTGTTTCAGCCTCAAGCCCCAACCATGTCTTAGGTACTGACAGCGCAACTAACTTGGCTGCCGGTGTTTTTGACGGTTCAGGCGCTATCGACATCGCTGGTGCTACTGATCCATTGGATCTGATGGCTCACATGGCCCGTCTTCTTGACGAGCAGAACATCCCAGAAGAAGGCCGCTGGTTCTTGGCCCCTCCTGCGTTCTACGAGCAGCTCTCTCAGTCTAGCTCTAAGCTAATGTCTGTAGACTTCAATGCTGGTCAAGGTTCTATCCGTAACGGTCTGGTATCTTCAGGCAAGCTGCGTGGCTTTGACATGTACAAGTCTAACAACATCCCCGGCACTACTGCTGCTGGTCAGATCCTTGCTGGCCACGTTAGTTCTACTGCTACTGCACAGACCATTACCAGCACTGAAGTCATCCGTGACCCAGATAGCTTTGGTGATATCTGTCGCGGCCTGCACGTATATGGTGCTAAAGTATTGCGTCCTGATGCACTCGTATCAGCGTTCTACGAAATTGACTAAGTAACAGTCAAGGAAACGAGGGGTGTAAAAGCCCCTCTGTTTTTAAAAAGGAGAATTAAGGATGCCTCAAATAGGAAATGATTCTAACAGAGTTAAAATAAGAAACAATCAGAACAACAGAATATTTGGCGATACAGGAAGTTGGTACAAAGCAGAAAATAAAAAGAAGTATAACGACAACTACGATGCAATTTTCGGCAAGAAAGATAAAACAACTTCAGAAACTACACAGGCTAAATAAACATGTCCACATCCTACTTAGATCTAACCAACGAGCTTTTACGCGAACTGAATGAAGTTTCTTTAACAGCTTCTTCTTTTGCATCAGCGGTAGGAGTCCAGCAGCATGTAAAAGATTCTCTTAATCGTGCATACTTTGACATCATAACTGAGGAGCCGCAGTGGCCTTTTTTATCTGTTGTTGAAAGCGGCGATGTAGATCCAATGTACGGCAACACCTATGTCGAGACAGTCACTGGCACACGCTTCTATGAGTTGAAACCCGCAAGCGACGGCGTTACAACTGACTATGGCTCTATTGACTGGGAAAACTTCTACATCACTACGGTCGGCGTTACCGGCGAAACAGCCCCTTACATGGGAAGCAACCTGCGCTTCATGACTACCGAAGCATGGAAAGACTTTAGACGAGTCTCCGAGAATTTAGATGACGCTGACACTCAACAATACGGTCAGCCTAATAGAGTTATTAGAAGTCCTGACGGCCGAAGATTTGGCCTCAGCCCTATTCCAGACAAAGCGTACCGCGTGTGGTTCTATGCGTGGACACTCCCTACAAAACTAACTGCATACTCAGACACTCTTGTGTTTCCTGAGATGTACAGCTCAGTTCTTTTAGCTAAAGCACGATATTATATTTGGCAGTTCAAAGATAACCCTCAAGCTGCTGCATTTGCACTTGATGACTACAAGAAGGGTTTACGCAGCATGCGGTCAAACCTTATTGAACCTTCGCCTACTTACATTAAAGACGACAGAATGAGATTCGTATAATATGGCAGCTTCCCAACCCTTTGGTATCTCGTGCAAAGGAGGTTTAAATACTAACCTCAATCAGCTTGAGATGCTTGCGCAGCCCGGATTAGCTACAAAGCTTATAAACTTTGAAGTCGATCCTGATGGTGGCTATCGCCGTGTAAACGGCTACACAGCTTTTGGCGACACACGACCAAATGGAAATAATAAAATTTTAGGCCTTGAAGTTTACGCAGATGGCCTTATAGTATGTTCAGGCGATGGTGTTTTCTTTAGTGTTGATGGTAATAGTTGGTTACAAATTAATAGGGCTTCTGTTGCAAGCACAGGAGATAACTACACAGCGTTTACTGGGAGAGACTTTACCGCCAGAACAAGTCAAAAACAATCGAGCTTTGCGTTGTACGAAGGCAACACTGACTACGGTCAGATTATTATTTGTGATGGAGTAAACAAACCTTTTTACTTTCACATGGAAGGCACTGGAGTTTTAAATACTAGGACTTTCTTTGCAGAAGAAATCACAGTAACAAACACACATGCTCCTTCTACATGCGCTGTACACGATCACCACTTAGTAGTTGCTGGAGCTGATGCAGCTAAAGATACTGTTTATTACAGCCATAACTTTGAGCCTGATAATTTTAACGGCGCAGGTGCTGGAAGTATAAAATTATCTGATCAAGTGATTGGACTTAAAAGCTTTCGAGATGACTTGATCATCTTTTGTCGTAATAGCTTACATAAACTTATAAACATTAACGACAGTAACAACATTGCTATTGTACCTATTACACAAAACGTAGGTTGTTTGAGTGATCACAGCATTCAGGAGATTGGCGGTGACTTAGTATTTTTAAGTCCTGATGGCATTCGTTCTGTTGCTGGTACATCTCGTATTGGTGACGTTGAGTTAGGCTCAGTAAGCCGACAGATACAGTCTATCACTTCAACTCTTGCTAAGTCAGTTGATACGTACACAATAGCGAGTTCAGTGCTACGAAGCAAGTCGCAATACAGATTATTTTATACAATAGACGGAGAATCTTCAAAAGTCTCCAAAGGCATTATAGGAACACTTACATCTAATGGCTTTGAGTGGTCAGAAACAAAAGGCATACAAGCTACAGCCTTCATGTCAGGCTTTAGTGCAAATGGAGTAGAGAGAGAGTTCCACGGAGATTTAGACGGCTATGTTTATAACCATGACGAAGGAAATAGTTTTTATGAAGGCGGCGCAGCTTTTAATGTTGACGCACAGTATTCAACACCTAACTATGACTTTGGTGACATCGGAACTCGAAAGACTTTACATTACGCAAAAATCTCTATTACGCCCGAAGGCGAAGTGCAACCAACACTTAGAGTGCGTTACGATTACGAAGATACATCAATACCACAGCCGCCTGATTATGTTTTAGATGCTGTTCCGCTCCCAGCAATCTTTGGAGCTGCAGTATTTGGAACAGCTATTTTCGGAGCAAGTAACGACCCTATGCTTCGACAAGCCCTACAGGGCAGCGGACATTCTTGTAGCTTTAGAATTAGTAGCAAAGATCAGAATGCACCCTACGCAATCAACGGCATATACATAAATTACGTCCCAGCAGGCAGGAGATAACCCAGATGGCAGGAACAAGTTATACACGACAAAGCAGCCTAACAGACGGCGATACCATTACAGCATCGTTGTTTAATGATGAATATAACCAGCTCGTAAATGCTTTTGCGTATGCTGCGTCGGGCACAACCGGACACCAACACGATGGGGGCGCTGGTGAAGGTGGCAACATTGAAATCATTGGTGATGCAGATTTTAAAAACAAAATTGTAGTTGATAGTACCAACAACCGCTGGAGCATCTTTGTAGAAGTAGGCGGCAGTGCGGTTGAACAAGTGCGTATTGAAGATGGTATAGTGTATCCAGTTACTGACAGTGACGTAGACTTAGGCACGGATGCTTTGCGTTTCAAGAACGCTTACATCGACAGCCTGACAGCTACGGGCAACCTTACAGTTGGTGGAAACATTACTGTCACAGGCAACGTAGACGTAGATGGCATTGTAGAGTTTGACGGATTGTCTGGTACTGGTGCTGTTACAGTCACAAACATTCTTGATGAAGACAACATGGCTAGTGATAG